TAATTCTCGGCAGCCTTCATCGCCTCTTTGTAGGATTTAACAGCTTGCTTTTCGAATGACTTCAACCCTTCTTCCACATTCATCAGCGGTTTGTTCAGGTCACCTACTGCACCACCCGCCTTCTCCACTTCTTTTTGCATTTCGATGAAAGCTCTTCTCAGCGGATCTGCCAAATCTGCCAAACCAGGGAAGGCGGAAACCAGTTGGATAAAGTCCTCAACGTTGTCAGTGAGATCTATGTTCCCAATTTTTACTCCCTGTTTTACAAAGTCTTCTGCAAAACGATTTATGGCAGCCTGTGCAGCTTCGGGTCGGTTGTTGAATTCGTCCCAGTAAGCAGAGATTTCACCCTTGGAACCCATGATCTGCAATTTTACCTGCGCAAGTTTGTCTCCCAACGTACCTACGGTCTTGCCGGTTCTCGTACCACTCTCCGATACTTCCCGCAACTTTTCTGCCAGTAACTCAGCAGCAGCCGCGCCTTCTTGGAACTGTACTCTACCAAGAACAGTTTCATACTCTTCAAGGGCCTTTCCCCCATCTTTCAATTCCCCGGTAATACTGTTGATGGATGCCGCAGCGTTACTTGCAGCAACTCCAAGTGATCCTTCGGTAGTATCGGCCACCGCTATCAAATTATCACGAAGTTTTAATGCAGTGGTCCCGAATAGGACATTGTTGCCTCTCGCGATGTCAAGGGCTTTTGTGAAGGAAAGAAAAGCATCAGCAGCATCTCTCGTTTTTGCAGCCACTTTACCTTGTACTTCAATCTGTTCATCGGTACTTTTACCCAAAATGGCAAAAGCAGCAACCACTACGCCGACTGCGGCAGCAATGGCGAAAAATGGGTGAGCGATTATCAATGCCCACAGGCCAGCCAAAGCAGTCTTTACCACCGCAACTGCTCCAAGAGCGAAAGCTATCAATTTCGCCTTTAGAGCACCTATCACTAAGCCGAATGCCTGAAACATACCGGCTCCTTGAATCAGGAAAGTGAATCCCATTTCTGCTACAAGGAAAGCAAATGCCTTCTGCAGACTACCCACTGCGAGTGCCACAGTTCCAATGGATATCACAAGCAATCCCAGTCCCCCAATGAGTCCGGTTATAAGTCCCGCGATCAATGGAAACTCATTTGCCAAATCAGCCAGGAGGGACAAGAAATTTGAAATGGTGTTCATGACTTTCGATAAAACTCCGAGCAGGGGTTTACCCAAGGCAGTCAGTAACCCGTCCAGTGCTGACTGAAACAGCGTGAAAGATCCAATCAGGTTATCTTCCATCACCATTGCCATGGTCTTCGCAGCACCGGCTGAAACATGATTTGCCACAGTGAGTTCTGTCAACTTCTCGATAGAGACTGACATTGCAAGAGCACCAGCGGCGGCAGTACGGCGGAAAATGGCAGCAGCAGATGCCAAGTCCAGGTTGGCATCTCCGAGTCTTCTCATCGTCTCAGTGAGATTTATAGATCCATCTGCATTTTTGGCAACGGTCACTCCCAGTTTATCCATCGCCTCTCTTGCTTTTTTGGTGGGATCGGATAGTGATATCATGATACCACGTAACTGAGTTCCTGCAGAACTTGCTTGAATACCGTTGTCACCCAGAATACCAATGGCGGCGGCAACTTCCTCCAGTGGTACTTTAGCGGCAGCAGCAGCCGGTCCTACGTAAACCATTGCTTCTGCCATTTGAGTGATATCAGTATTTGCGCTTGAAGCAGTGTTTGCAAGTACATCTACGACATGCCCCAACTCCTCCACTGGGAGTCGCATTGCTGACAAGATATTTGAGGCAATATCTGCAGCGGACGCAAGATCAAGGCCACCTGCGGCTGCAAGTTCCAGGGAAGGACCAATGGTCTTTATAACTTCATTGGCCGTAAATCCTGCCTGTCCGAGAAATCGCATACCATCTGCTGCTTCGGACGCGGAAAACTTTGTGGTCCTTCCAAGTTCTGCGGCTTTTTTGGATAGGGCATCAAATTCACGTTCAGCATCGGTGGTTACTGCCAGCACTCCTGACATTGACTTTTCGAAGGTGGCTGCGGCTTTAATGGGGAAAAATGCTGCGGTGGCAAGTCCGGCTCCTACAGCCACGAGGTTTCTGCCCATCGTGAGCAAATTATCACCGGACTGCCTTAATTCGTCTATCTTCTTTTTTGCTTTGGCTGAAGAATCCCCAAAACCATCCATTCCCTTCTGAAGACCGGTGATCCTTTTCCGCAACAACTGAAGGGAACGTTCGGCTTTATCTTGCGCCGTAATAAGAAGTTCTAACTTTGCTTGAACTGTCATTTTTGGCCTGTCCTTTGTCTTCGGCGACTTTATTAGCGGTGATAATCCGGGAGGATGTCAAGTGCACGAAAAGAACAAGTTGAGGAAGACTGTACTCCCGGATATCAGACAGGAAGTGGCCGTTCGAAATAAGGAACTCTATACTTTCGGCAATTCCCCATTCGAACCCTTTGTTCCTGTTTTGCTTGCCGTCTTTTTTATGTCTTTGGTTGCGTTGTCGACCCTGACCGTGAGATCTTCCACTACCGTCTCGATCAGGGTTGTCCAGTTTTTTATTGTTTCGTCCGTCAAGTTCATGGAAAGAAACATCTGGAAGAACTTCGGCGCATCCGTAAAACTGATGTTCTCCACGGGATAGTCAGTGCAAAAAGGCAGAATTTCCAGGAAGGAGGCAAGTCCCTTCTGAATCATCTTATCAAGGCCCAGTCCCTGTTTCCGCAACTCCCACAATTCCTTCATCTGTGGGATCAGAGGAGCGACATGGATCAACTTTAGGGTATGCATGGTGACTTCGGTGCCATCGGCTGCGGTAAACTGGTGATCGACCGCCAGTAGAGTGGAGAGTACTGCAGTATCCTTCTTCTGGTCAGACATATTATGGAACCTCCATTATTAGCATTCTACATTTGCATGTAGTGCATAAGTTAATGTTACTCAAAGACTGCAAAAACTATGTGGTAGTCGTCGTGGTCGGTGTCGCAGTAGTCGTCGTGGTCGGTGTCGCAGTAGTCGTCGTGGTCGCATCAGGGTCCACTAAGGTCACGTCAAAGTACGGAGATGTGGGATGGTTGGTGAGATCGGCCAGACCTGAACCACTGAATCCCATTTCTGACCACTCATCACTGATAAGTGACAGACTGCCATCTGGAGACAGTTTGACTCTCCATAAAGCCCATATTTCATTGAGACCTTCAGCGTTATCGGAAGTAAATCTGACAGCATACTCCGCCGCAAGATTCGTGTTCGCGGAGATAACATTCCCGACGATTGTCCCCTTCAGAAACATGGCAAGGTTGTAGAGGGACTTCTCGTCCAGGGTAAGAGCGAGGTCATATCCGGACTCGATAATCACTGTCTTATCCAGGAGACGGGTGCCGGAACGTGTTGTGAAGTGTTCCTTTATCTCCTCCGTGACGGTGACGGTAAAATCTGTCACATTACCCACATCCGTAAATTCTGCGGGATATGCTGGAGGCGTGGTTCCATCCCACTCGCCTATTTCCACCACTCCTCGTCCGAGGGCATAAAGTGCGGTTGATGGACTTGCGGGTATAGCCATATCTAAACTCCTTTCCTTTTTGCAATAAATTGCAAATTAGTTAAACAGGGTTTCTAAGTCATCCATGAACTGTATTTCAAATACCAGCCCAATACCAGCCACTGGAGCGCCGATGGGAGGCCGCAAGACTCTACTGGTCTCCTTCTCGATGATAGATGTGCAGATACCATCAAGAGTTGCGTTCCTGCCTGCATAGATCACTTTTTTAACTTCCTTCACAAAGGCATATAGTGCCTTCGTACTCGCAGGTTCCGAAGTAGCAAGCGCAAAGCACTCAACGATCACTTCCATTTCTTTGAACAGAAGGGGAAGTTTGTTGCCCCGAGTTTTAATGTTGATGGTCTTCTCGGGAAATTCAAAGATATGAATGCAATCAAAGTCATCTGCAGTAGGATGGTCTTTCGGATTTCTCGCTACCATCCCAACTCCAGGAACAGTTACCATCCGTTTGTGCAACTCCGACAAAATGTTATCTCTCTGAATCATCGCTGCAGTGCCCTTTCTATCATCTCCACAATATTCTGCGCAATATCTGCGCGTAAAGTTTCATCTTCTATCAGTGGTTGGAGTATTCCACCAACAGCTTGCCTTGAATAAACATTGTCACCACTTCGGGCGGTACGAGGACCAACACCCGGATATCTACCTTCTTCGAGCACTTCACTATAGGGTACTGTGTTATCGAAGGTGAACCCTCCTTGCACCATACTGACTGCAGACCAATCCTGCTTCATCTGGCCTGCGTGGGGATCTCGCCGCATAGTTCTTGACCTTCGCCCGGAATATCCCCGAGGGGTGTTCCTCTTTGCAAGGGCACGAATTGTTTTAGCTCCGTCTTCCATCCCGGCATAAACTGCCTCCGGGACATTAGCCAGTGCCTCAAACAGCGGCGGGTCTCCTATCAATTCTATGTGAAGTATATTGTCTCGTATCGGCATCAGGTGAAGTCTCCCTTAACGGTGACACTGATTAGCAAGTCGAAGATGAAGTCCACGTGAAAGACCTTGTACTTGTCGCCGGTCGCTACAACTTCAATGAGATCCTTACTCCCGGCATTCATAAGGTCTGCGGAATACTGCAGCAAAATGTTCATATCCCCAATTTCCACTTCAGAATTTGAGGATGCCGCTACAGATTCCTTGGTGTGTCTTAACTTCAGCATACGGGTGGAAATGTCTTGGGTCAAAGTAGGTTGATATCCAAGGACATCATCATACTCACCTTTCCCCAGGAACATCTTGTACAGGATGTCAACTGCCAGCACTTGGTCCTTAAACAGCCCATCAATTACCGGTGCTACAGTCTTCTTTGCCATCCCATAAAGATTAGTAAGCATTTCTCACTCCCGTTACCTGCGTTAGGTTGTCGTTGTGGTGGTCGGTGCAACTGTGGTTGTGGTGGTCGGTGCAACTGTGGTTGTGGTGGTCGGAGCAACTGTCGTCGTCGTTGTGGTTGTCGGAGCAACTGTCGTCGTCGTGGTTGCGGTAATTGTCGTCGTAGTGGTTGTCGGAGCCACAGTGGTTGTGGTAGTTGTTGGATAAAACACCTTGCACCGGTCAGTTCCTGGTGAAATCGCGGAACCAGACCGTGACTTTCTCCTGCCGATACTGCTGGTGATTTTCGTACTCCTGCCTATAGGCATGAGGAATTTCTCCTATGTTGTGGTAGTCGTGGACTGGGCTACGGTCGTGGTAGTCGTTAACAATGTGGTGTCACGTGTATCAACCGTTCGCCCTCGAACTTGGGTGATATACTTTTGCAATTTCAAACTTGTGGTAAACACCAATGAACGGGTGATTTTCTCCACTGCAGACCCAGCGGAAGAGGACTTTCCAGAAAGACTGACCATCAGAACCCCACCGAGGGAAATCTGGGTAGGACGAAGTCCCTCGTTGTCTCCTTCCGATACTTTAGCCATGTTGACCAATTCACGGTGAATTAGGTTATAAGCAAGTTCCACTTGCGCCTGTTTCACCACATCTGGTACGATCCTTGGATCATCTTGCGCGGTGCGAGGAAAAACTAACGCCTGTCCCTGATAAGCACGCCATCCCCGAAGCCGGAAAAATCCCAGAGCCTTTGCCCCAAGAATTAAGCGTTGTTCCTTCCCGGAAATGGTAAGTGCTAACCACTCTGTCGCATCATCAGGAAACAACTCCGCTATGAGCACATCAGCTTCTTCAACTGTCACGAAACTGTTGGACTCCCTTCCTCCGGTATTCGTAAATAGGTTCGTGCTCATTGTTTAGATCCCCAGTGCATTTTGAGTAGGTCGTCCGCTTACATTCTGCCCTACTTCCGCCAGCGCATTCTCTTCCGGCCCGTAGGCTTCCTTCGGCAGGTTCACCGGAGCCGGTTCAGGGATCTCAGCCTTGAAGACAGGTTGCCCGTTTTCTCGTAAACGCAACAAAGCCTTTGCTTCTTCGTCTGTAACTTCCTGAGAATGACCCCCAGTGAAGTTGATCTTCCGGGCGGGAAGCATCATGATACGCTTGTCGTTTGTCAGCAGTGTAACTTTCGGCATAACTCTATTCCCCCTACAATTGGAACTTTAACTTACGTAGTCGTGGTGGTGGCACCGAGGGGGTTCAGCCCGATACACTTGACCACAGCATCGACTTCCTCGTACTTCACGTCGAGACGCATGGTAAGAACGACGATGAGAACACGGGCACGGATGTCACGGTCGGTTTCCATGGAGATCTTTCTCTGTACACCCATGATCAGGTTCTTCGGGTGGGTAAAAAGAAAACTGTTATCGGGCATGAGCGCCACATCCCGCAGGGGAATGCCGAAGGGAGAGTTGCCCTGCCAGTCGGACTTGACATTTTTGTCACCGAGGGTACTGAGCCTATCGCCCAGGTAATCCGCGTACTCCAGTTCCGTTGCCGGGGAGGAGAAGAAGGACATCTTTTTTCTGTTGCGAAGATATTTGTTCGGCATCGCATGAATGCCTTCTTTAAAGACCGCCCTGGAGATAGCCACGGGGGAAGCGGAATAATCCACCACATGACTTGTGGCCTGTTTGAGCATACCGTCCAGAAGGGCAAGGTAATCATCGAGGGAGTCGGTATCACCGAGGAGAAGGAGTTCTTCGAGATCCAGAGCGGCACGCTCCGCGATCAGGGACATGATGGTATCTTCGATGTTACCTCGTTCGATGTTGTCTTCCAGAACATCATAAGGAATGTGAACTTCGGCGATAACTTCCTTGGTAGTTAGTTCCACCTTATCGGTGGTGGGAGCGGAGCGGTCACCGGAAGCGAGGGCAGTGCCTGAAACCGGGGCCTTCTTCAAAATCCTCTGTCCGAAGCCGATCTTGTTGATCTGCATCTGGGGAGAATTCATGGGAACGGTGCGAATCTGGTTGATGAGCGTGGGCTGATCAATCAGCATCCTGAGAAAGGTGTTGGTTTGGGCGGGGTTAAGGTAACCGCCATTGGATACGAGCTGACTTACCGCCAAATCCGCTTTCTCAACTGCGGAACGGGCGTTGACGATGGTAAGGTTGGTAGACATATAAAAATCTCCTGTACTTTAGGGTGAAATTCAAACTGGTAAATTTGCAATTTATTGCAAATCACTTGGAACCGAATACTACCCTGCCCCACCCATGGAATTGTCGAAGCCTTCAGCTCCATTGAACATTCCGGAAAAAACAGACCCGCGCTCACCCTTCTCGGCGACATTTACCTTTGCCGGGGGAATGTCGTCTGTAACGCCTTCGGTGCCTGCGGGAACGGTTCCGAGTTGTTCGGACTTTTCAGCCACACCGGTCAGTTTCTCGCCCATTTTCTCCACGGTGGAAGCCAGGGTGGTCACGGTGTCGGTCAGTTTCTCCATATCGGTCTTCTCGGACTTCTCAGCGGAACCGCCGAGGATAGCGCCCAGTTCGGTTTTTACGGCAGGACCGGTGGCTTTTACTACGGCATCCGTGATAAAAGTTGCCATTTCTTCCTTGGTGGCAAACAGATCTTTACTCATGTCTGATTCTCCTTTTGTTGCAGGAATAACGGGGGTACTGTTACCTGCGGGTTTAGGATCGGTCTTGACTGCGACTGATCTATCCTGTTTTTGTACATCAACTTTCTCAGTGCCCGCAGCAGTCAAGCCGAGTTCCACAAAATTCCGGAACCCATCAATGGCCGCAAGTACAGCGGCTTTACGTGCGGCGGGATCAGTTGCCGATTGATTCAGAAGGGACATCACTGCGTCCTCCATGTCCCACAACTCTCCGTAAAACTGGTCCCTGAACGCGTTTGCCATCTGTGTCGTTGCGTCCGTATTATAGGACAGCGGAGACACAGGCATACCATCTGCCTTTTCCGCCTGGGCAGCACTTATCATCAGGGGATTTTCAACTCCCGTGACATCAGTTTTCAGTGCTCCCACCAGTACGTGACCAGCTCCCCCTTCGAGTTTCATCAATACCATTGAGGAGTCATCAAACTTCTCAACAGAAAGTTGTGTGTAACTGATGAACTCTCCAAACTTGCCTGAATCATCCTTGGCGGCATCTGCAAGCCATTCGTTACCCTTGATAGCGGCAACGGACTCCAGGGTCTCCCCTTTGGCAGCAATAATGGAGTGAACTACATTTCGAGCGCCCACATTAGTACCTCCCTTATCCTCACTTTTGATCACCTGAAAAGGTGTTCGGTTAGCTCCATTCCTCACCAGCGACACAAATTTCGGATCTGCGTTGCTCATGAAGGACACTTCCTTTTCGTCTTCTACAGATTCTACCACCTCAAGCGCCATGAGTTTTTACTCCATACTTATTAACAGCCGGTGTCCGTGGTCAAATACTGTGCCAGTCGCCGTGGTCTGTATAACTTCGTGGACATGATCCAGGGTTTCTTCGGTTTCTGTCTTGATAACTTTTCCTTCATCATTAAACCGAATCGCAACTTTGTGGACATGGGGAGGGAGAAGGCCATTTTCCAATGACATTTCTGTAGTCCCTGCCACCTTGACTGCCCGAGTTACCTTTACAAGATGAATTTCCCGGTCCACATCCCCTGCCCATGACAGCCCATTGAGTTCTCCAGCCAGTACCTTGTCCCACAGATCATCCGGTTCGATGTGAATCACGAGTACCCATGCACCTTCGGGAAAATCATCAGGATCACCTGTTCGGGCAAGAAATGATTCCACTACAATTGCCCCTGACTTCTGGTAGTCATGTTTCACATCAATATTGTCAGTGCGCTTATTCGCAAGAAAGGAGTATGCCATTTTCTTGATCTCGGATCGAGTCATGGCTTCGGTGTCCGTATCCACCTTTAACGGAGCAAAGACTACGGCGTAAACCAGACGTTCATGTTCCGATTTTACTGCGATGTTACGAACTATGGTTTTATTTTCCGAATCACTCATCTCCAGCATCTCCCTAATAAGGTAACTTCTCCCCCTAATTATCTACAGTTAAAATCACCAAATGTCCAGCAGAAAATAAACAATCGGTGAATTTAATGTAAAATCTGCGGGGGGACCGGGTCTTCATGTCCCATTTCTGTACTTGGGCGGTCTCCAACACCCCCATGGTGAAGTAGGCAGTTTCATTCAATCCGTGACGGATTAACATTTTGTTTCCTACTCCACCAGCATAGGCAATCTCTGAAAGTCTAAACCTCTTCCCCAAATCAACATCTACTTTAATATTACTGATATTGATTGTATCTCCGGTCCTTGTCGCATCACAATTTGCAATCATCAAATCTTCAGACATGATGTGTCTCCTCTATACCTTGAAAAAAGTTCTGACTCATTATTTGCAATTTATTGCAAAATTAGAGCAGTGAGACGTTTAAGACCCGCAAGGACAAT